AGGGCTCAAACAAGCCGCTGCGGACTTCGGAGTTCATCCAAAAAAAGAACTTTGGAAACTACCCGCCATGTATGTGGGAGAGTACGCTGAACAGGATGCCGCGCTCACACTGAAACTATGGCAAACCTTCAAAATCCGCATGCGTCAAGATGAAGTCGAATCGATCTTCAACCTAGAGACAGAAGCCTTCCCCGTCCTGCACAACATGACAAGCCGTGGGATCCGCTTTGACCGGCCCAAATGCGAGCGCTTAATCGAGCAATTGATTCAGCGAGAGAAACAAATCCACAAGGACCTCAAATCAATCGTTGGATCCAACGTCGATATCTGGGCCGCACAAAGCATCGCCTTAGCCTTTGACAAGCTCAACCTGCCATACGCCAAGACAGACAACGGCCAACCAAGCTTTACAAAAGGTTTCTTAGATGGCTGTGAGCATCCGATTGCCAAGATGATTGTCGAGGCGCGCGAGACCAACAAAACACACAGCACATTCCTGCAGCCGTACCTCAACTTCAGCGCCAAGACAGGGCGAATCCATCCCCACGTCAACCAGATGCGCTCCGACGATGGCGGCACAGTCACAGGGCGCCTGTCCATGGCCAACCCAAACCTGCAGCAGGTCCCCGCCCGCCACGAAATCATCGGCCCCATGGTCCGCGGCCTCTTCCTTCCAGAAGAGGGGGAACTCTGGGCGTCAAATGACTTTTCCTCACAGGAGCCAAGACTTTTAGTCCACTACGCTTCGCTGCTTGATTTGCCCGGAGCCGATAAGATGGTGGACGCCTACCAGAACGACCCCAACACCGATTTCCACCAGATGGTTGCCGATATGGCCGGCATTAAACGCAAGGCAGCCAAGACAATTGGTCTGGGTTTGATGTACGGCATGGGCAAGAACAAACTGGCAGCGCAGCTTGACCTGAACTTAGACGAAGCGTCAGAGCTAATTGACACCTTCCACAGGAATGTCCCGTTCCTAAAAGGCACAGTCAATGCTGTGATGAAACGGATCGAGCATCCCGCCTCTGGCGGATCCATCCGCACCCTTCTCGGACGCAAGTGCCGCTTCCCCCTGTGGGAACCAATGGAGTGGGGCGTCAACAAAGCTCTGCCACGTGAGCAAGCAGTCATTGAATACGGACAACGGATCAAGCGCGCAGGCACTTACAAGGGCTTAAATCGTTTGATTCAGGGGTCAGCAGCCGACCAGACAAAGGCAGCAATGGTTGCGTTAGCTCGGGAGGGGATCATGCCCATGCTGCAAGTTCACGATGAACTGGCTTTGAGCGTTAAGACAAGGGAAGAGGCTGTGCGTGCTGCCGAGATCATGGCAACGTGTGTGAATATGCAAGTCCCCAGTCGGTGCGATGTGGAAGTCGGACCCAACTGGGGAGAGGCAAAATAAAAGGGCCCCTAGGGGCCCTTTTTTATATGTTCAAGCAATGATGTAGCGTCATTGTTCTGGTAATTGCATTTTGCAGCGCACCGTTCAAGTGGGTCATTCGGATAGTCAGACTGGCTCCAGTGATCTCTTGTACGGATGTCGAGGGCCTTGCATCCAATGCCGCGTCCAACAAAACAGGAACTAGCCTCTTTTCTAGCATATCCAACTGCTCCATCAAACCTCCCAACAGGTTTTCATATTCCTCAATTGATGTAATCAAGGTTGTCATATGCATAACTTCAGGGGTTTTTGACTTCACTTGAAAGCGCTCTTGCTGCTGAGCCATATGAATGTTCGCACGATCACGGTCATATGTGTTCGCGTAAGGATTTGTTTCATGAAAAGACATTAGCGCACCCGTCCTTCCAAGCGATCAGCTACCAACTGCGCATAGCCGGCAATATCTAACCAGTGATCCACCACGTCAGGGTTGCCGTTGATGATGCGGCCAATCTTATGGATGATCATGTCCATGGCCTCAGCCTGATCATGTGCCAACGTCTTATCACGATTGTTCAGGGCAACCTGTACAACACGTTTTAGCATTTGCATGACTTCAGCGCCCTCGATGAACTTGCCGTAGTCCACGGCCCGAGCGTCAAGGGTTGCGTCTACTGCGTCTTCGTACATCTCAATTCCCGTTTGCACAAGCTTTTGGGAATCTTCTGGCATAGGCGCTGCCGGAGCAAGAGATGGCAGCTGCTCCGACCTCTTCGGGAACACAAAGCCTTCCTTCTTCATCTTGCTGCGCAAGACATAGATATATTGCTTCCTTGTGTTAAACCGCGCTGCTACCTCATTTGGCGAAGCAGCAGGATTACTCTCCATAAATCTGCGGGCGCGAACGCCTACTCCTGATGAACTTAATTTGTTTTTACGTTTGGTCATATCGGGCTCTCCTCATATTGCGATAAATCGCGTTTGGTTGGTTTAGGGAATAACTTCGGGTCAAGTCTCGTGAAAGGCCACCACGCCATCAACTCTTCTTGGCTCAAAGGTCTTTGGGGCTCTTTGGGTTGCAGCCTCTTTTGGTTTTTTAAACACTTCATAATATTTATCCGGTAATTTTGCTCTGCTGTTGACATATTGACGAAGCCACTCGGCCCCGCCTAACTCTTTGAATTTGGCCCATTCAATGTCAGACATCCTGACGAATCTTGGCTTCAGGGGCTCCGGTGGTTTTGGTCTTGGCATGTTGTACTAAGTTCCTTGTCGTTGCACGTTTGGTCCAGCAGCAAGCACATATCCACTTTGCTGCGCTCATTTGAATTCCACCTTCGGGTGGGCGTAGTTCTTCACACTTGTTGCACAAGCGCAATTTGTGAACAGGCTGCTTGCTTCCTAGCTGCAACTGTTTCGATGTAAAACTCACTTTTTCATATTCCTTATATACACAGAAAAACTCGATATTGTGTCAGGTCCGAACATGGTGAACTTCTCAATTTCCTTGGCCACCTCTTCTAATATTTGGTTGCGCTGAGATGGTGAGACATAAACGTCGTAGTGATACGGCTGCCCTAGGTCACGCAGGATCTGCTTGCCAAGATTGCTGTGCTTTTCAACATCGTTGAAAGCTTCGTCTTCTTCCTGTGTCCAATCAGTCATGATTTTTACTCCTTAATTTGGCTTCAATGGCGCGGTAAATGTCTTCGGTTTTGTATGTGCCCATAAGCTGTACTTTAATTTCGTGGTGCAACTCCACTATCTCCTCATCCGTCAGCCCAACCCATGTGCGCTGTTGTTGTAAAGCATCCATCATTTGTGGCGTAATACCGCACATCCAACCGTTGTCAGAGGGCCAAAAGCGCAAGACGTAACCACCAATCAAAAGTTCTTTAAATGCGGTCATGTGTTCTTCTCCTTGTTAGGCCACTCAGCCCAGAATATTGGCTTGCCGATCAAGTGTTCCTTTTCCATCACCATCTCAACAAACTCAAGCGGTGATACTTGCACATTCTTCGCTTCTTCCTTTAGATACAAAGGCCACACCTGACCAAGCGGTGTGAACAAAGGGCAGTCTTGGTCTGTACTGACCATGCCGTTGCTTGGGTCATACCATGCTATTGGTTTCATGCCCTCTCCTTAGTTTAAAGGTAACAGCCAATCTAAAATTCTTGCGGCAACAACACAGCCGACAAGCCCCAAAAGAAAAGCAAGAATGTATTCATACCAATAGTTCATGCCCTCTCCTTGATATCGTAAAACCAATCATCGCCCGCGGACCACTTGCGCGTGCCGTCCACAGTCCAAAGCTTCTGCGCTGCCTGAAAGTCAGGGAACTTTGTCTCAGCAGGAATTAAACTCTGGTCATACCACAAGCATCGGTTGTTGGGCTGACAGGCAAACTGCCCGTTGTCCAAGGCCATCCAATTAAAAGACTTGTGCTCCTCTGCCTGCTCCGTAAACCCAGTGTCAAGATCCATGCCATCAGCACAAAAGTCCACTGTAAACAAATAACGGCCAAAGTGCCATTCCTTGTCCTTGCCCAAAAACTTCACACCAAGATTACGCAGCCCAATCTTCTCAATGATCGTAAAGCGGTAACCCATGCAATCCCACAACTGCAACGCATCAATCGGCAAGTTGCCCGCCTCTTGGTGCCACACATAAGCATGGATTGGCAGCTTGTCGTACAGGGCGCCATAGTTTGGCAGCAGGGATTCAATCCTGAACACCTGACCACGCAGCGCCTTCAGACTGACCCAGATGGCCGGCTCCAACTCGCCATGGCCCTTGTGATCGTTGTACAAGAACTCACGCTTTACAAAGCATTTGATGGGGGGCAAAGATGCCACGATATAACTCATGCTTCACCCCTCAGTTGTTTCTGTTGGACCTCATACGCCTCTTTCCACTTCTGGTACTTGACCTTGCAGTCTTCACAACTGCACTCCCAAACAAACGCATCAGGATCAGCGATGCCGCCTTCCATCTTGATCGGTGCTTTACCCCAGTCAGTCATGCTTGTCCCCTTGCTCGGATGGCTTCCGCACAGTCATAGGCAGTGCCATCATCTTCCCAAAGATCATCACAGACCTTTGCACACGCCTCACGCTCTTGTTCAATGGCCAAGTTGACCAAAAGAACCAAGTGCGGGGTTGATACAGTCCACGTTGT